TTTACACCTCTGGCTCATCAGGCCAAGTAATCGTATTTGGGAATCCTGCTTGGCTAGGAATGTCCCGTAGTGCTTGTCGGTAGGTTGCCCATTCAGTTGACAGCGTTAGGTCGCTGGAGGCTCTCCAATCAGTTTTATTGAGAAGCATATCTCTCCATTGTCTTGCCTCAGTAGCTTTTTCCTCTTCGCTTCTTGTGTCAGCAGGCGGACTAAATACACCATCTGAGTACGTCCAACCTATTGTGCCTTCTGTTGCTTCTACTAGGTTTGGCATTGCATCAAGAGAATCAACTACTACTGTGTTTGTTACAACACCATTTTCTATAACGTGAGCTTTCATTATTAATTCCTTAATACTCTACAAATACAACGCCTTGATAACCAGCAGCACCATAACTACTTCCAGCAACACCGCCAGCACCACCAGCACCGATAGTAATATTTAATGTGTTACCAACTGTAAGGCCAGTAAGCGTTTTAATAGCCATTGCTCCGCCACCACCGCTGCCGCTTCTAGTAACTCCACCATCTCCGCCAGTACCCGCTGCGCCGCCGCCGTATCCTTGACCAGCTTGAGAGCTACTGCCTTGACCAGCACCATTTCCACCGCCTAATGCAGAAACACCGCCCACTGGGCCGCCTGTGTAATAAGAACCTGCACCGCCCGTCCCAGCACCTCCTCTTACATTAATGTCGCCTCCACTTGGTGCGCCTCCTGCTGCTCCATAATAACTTCCACTTGGCGCGCCACCACCGCCGCCATTAGCAGCAATTTGAGTAATTGTTTCTGTTCCAGAAGCAACAACAGAGCTACCTCCACTGCTACCACTAGCAGAAAAATTAGCTCCACTACCTCCACCACCGCCAACAACGGTAACTCTGATTTGCTCTGCTGGGATTGAGTACGCTGAATTACTAGAAGTAATGATGTCTACATTTTGATATGCGCCACCACCAGCATCAGCCCACGAAATATCTGTACCATCAGAGGTTAATACCTGATTAGCTGTACCCTTAGTTAATTCAGCAGTAGCTCCTGATGAATTACCATAAATAATAGAGCCTCTTGTTAAGGCATCTAATGTATTTAATTCAGCGGCAGTTGACGTAACGCTTAAATCAGAAAGGCTGGAGACAGTACCTTTTGAATCAAGCTGCGTTTGAATGGCACTGGTAACTCCGTCAACATAGTTAAGCTCTGCTGTAGTAGCAGTCACTCCATCAAGAATATTTAATTCAGCAGCCGATGCAGTAACGCCATTAATTTCACTAGGGTCAATCTGACCATCAGCCAGCACACCGCCCGTTGAAATGTAATCTGCTAAATCTCGCGCTTTGCTCATCTTATGCTCCAGGCTCAGTAGGCCAAGTAATCGTGTTTGGGAATCCTGCTTGGCTAGGGATATCCCGTAGTGCTTGTCGGTAGGTTGCCCATTCAGTTGACATAGTAACGTCAGACATACCCATCCAATCTGTGTCTTGCAGCTTCTGGTCACGCTGAGACCTAACATTAGCCGCAGCCTCTGTATCCAATCTAGCCTGATACGCAGCCTCATGCTCTGCCTTTGTAGTAGTAACGCCGTCTTCCGTAGTATCGGAAAACATATCCCGCTCTACCCACTTCTGCACCCAGTTGTTGTTAGCATCCTGCTCAACCCCGTCACGAACCACTACCTTGTAGTCACCAGTAGTGTCTGGCTTGGGTGTTTCAAATACTGGGTCAATGCCTAGTGCGTCATGCACATTGTCATTCCACACTTTTGGCAAAGACATATTTGGATTGAGTTTGCGGATTTCACCTTGAGTTTTTAGCTCACCGCTTGAACGTACTCTGTATTCCATGTTTCACCTATGCTATTGCTAAAAAGATATAAGTCCCGCCACTAGCATTAATTTCAGCGTTTGTAGAAACAACTTGAAATCCGCTAGATAAAGGGTCTATATCATCAACTGAACTTGGGTCAGCCGTACCATCAATTTCAATATTTTCTTCAGAACCAGCATTAATCCCTCTAGTGCTATCCCAGACGTACCAACCACCAGTCGAATCAGTTCTTTTAATTAAAATAAATCTAGCACCCGAACTAAAACCGCAATCTACATTTATTGTAGAACCCGTCCCTGTGTAACTGCCTACTTTGCTTACCCCTGCCACCGTACCAAATAAGTAGGCGATAAATGTTTTATTTACCTGATTAGTTCTATGTTGAGTTCCTAAACTAAAAACACTACTAGTTGGAGTTGTACTATTATATGCGCTTGCGTCTGTTGCCTCAGCATCAGTGTTATTTAAAACAAGATATTTTGTATTTCCTAAAGGAGCAGCATAAACATACCAGTCATACGTTACTGTTCTTTGTTTTGTTATTATTAACTCTGGAACAGCATTTAAATTATGGCTAACTGTTGTGTTTGCACCAGTACCCGTATAAGCCACCACATCAAAGAAACCCGCTGCTCTTTTAAAAAGCCACGCTATGTAGCTTGAAGAAGAGGCTCCATTAATTTCATTTGTGCCAGTTCCAGCAGGAAGCTCAATAACATTCTGACCAACACTAAAATCCACAACATTGTCAGAAAAACTTGCTTCTGCGCTAGTAGTTGTAGATTTTAAAAATGTTTTACCTAATAACCTTGTATGAAATAACGAATCTCTATCCGCACTTGCTGTTCTTATGCGTATCAAATCCATATCAATAGGGAACCCAGCACTTATTTCTTGCGTTGCATTGTCTGCGCCATTGTAAGTAACTGCTTTAAAAACCTCCGTACCCGCTTCAGGAGTCTTCATAGGTCTGCGGATTGCTACGTAAATATAGTTAGCACCAGAAGTATTAGTGCTTGACTCAAAAGTAAGCCTAAATCCATTTGATGTTGCATGAGGATAGTTATCAGCATTAGCTGATTCAGCAGCACTTAAATTTGGTCTTAAATATGCTTGAGCAGATGATGACGGTGGCCAAGCCATCCCTCTCATAACATCTATGATGTACCAATCTTCAGTTGAATTAGTTTTTTTAAGCAATATCCATTGCGGCTCAAAACCTAAGTCTATTTCTCTCGTAGTGGCATTACCCGTATAACTCCCGCACTGAATAATAGACTCATCACTATTATCACCGAATGATTGGTCATCGTGGGCGAATAGGTAGGCAACTATAGTGTCTCCGCTTCTGTTTACTGATTCAAAAGCTCCTACAGTAAATTCTGTAGCAGTAGGCTCAGTATTATTAAATCTTGAGGAACTTGTAGATGATGCTTGTGTGCTGTCTAGTCTTAACGCTTTTGTTGCTCCCTCTGACCTGTGATATACAGTCCATTCCTCTGCAAAAGCTGTGTTTTTTATAATCATAAGTCCTGGCACACTGCCAAGATTATGACTTACAGTCCTACCCGCAGTTCCATTACCCGTATAAGTAACTACGTCAAAGAAACCTGCTTGTTTGCGGAATGCCCATGAGACGTAGTCATGTCCAGTATCATTCCAATCTGAATAAATAGTATTTAATGTAAATCCATCAGAATTAAATGAGTTTATTGATGGGTCAGTGTTTTGAGCATATTGTTGCTCAACAACAAGATTTTTATTAACGCCTCTTTCAGTATCTGTAATTACGTTCTGCATCGCCCCTGAAGAGCGACTCTTAATCCAGACCATGCCCCCTTCGCCAGAAAGGTCTAAGCCGTTTTGAATCTGATTAGTTGAGTCATTACCCGCATACAAAAACGTAGAGAACACATCGTCTACATAAATGCGGTCACCTGCTGCATTACCTGCGGCTGCTTGTAATATTTTATTAGCTGCACTCATTACGCCATCGCCTGTCCAGCAGTAAAGCCGTAGTAATTCGTTCCACCGTCATAAGTGACGAATACAAATACATCCACACCGCCTGATGTAGCGGTCAATGTAGGCGCAGTGGCTGCTGCCCAATCAACACTAGAAGGCCATGTAATTGTTCTGGCAGTTGAGTCTTGTGTGACCTTCAGGGTAAATGCGCTGACCTTGCCTGATGCAGCAGGGTTAGAAAATGTGTAGGTCACGTTCTCAGATAACGTATGAGTAAAGTTGTCACCATCTCTGAGATTAATAGTGGCTGCGTTAGAGCTTGAGGTAATAGCAGTAGACTCTTCAATCTTGCCGTTATCAAAGGTCACTACACCGTTAGCGTCTGCTGTGACTGCTTTGGAGGCTTCAGTAGTTCCTAGAGTTGTAACATCTACATAATTTAGTTCAGCAGTTGTAGCGGTTACACCATCTAAAAGATTTAACTCCGCAGCAGTAGAAGTAACGTCAGATATTTGACTAGCGGTAATACTAGTAGCAGTAGGAGCTACATTCTGCCACGCGCTACCTGTGTACACCTTCATTACGTTAGAAGTTGTATTGAAGTAGATAGCACCCGCAACTAGAGCATCACCATCATTATCTAATGTAGGGTCGCTAGTCTTAGTACCTAGATAACGGTCATCAAAAGAGTCGTAAGAGTTAGCCGCATTTGTAGCAGAAGTTGCAGCATTTGATTCGCTAGTTGCCGCATTAGAAGCTGAAGTTGCAGCATTTGATTCAGAGGTTGCTGCATTTGCTGCACTTGTAGCAGCAGAGGTTGCACTACCTAGAATAGAATCTACATAACCCTTTCTAGTTAAATCATCATCAGTAGATGGTGTGGCAGTTGACGTAGCCTTGTTTGAACCTAATACGATATTGCCTGTCATCGTTCCACCAGCTAAAGGAAGCATGGTGTCGGCATAGGCTTTAGTCGCTGCGTCTGTACCCGCTGTAGGAGTACCAAGACCTGTAATCTTGTTCGTACCCATAGCAATAGCACCAGTCATAGTGCCACCAGCTAATGGGAGTTTTGTAGCTATAGAAGTAGTAATTGTAGTTGAAAAGTTAGCGTCATCACCTAAAGCGGCGGCTAACTCATTCAGGGTATCTAGCGCAGCAGGAGCAGAGTCAATAACATTAGATACTTGTGTATCGACATAACCTTTAGTCGCAGCGTCAGTATCAGCAGACGGGGCTGCTAAGTTAGTTAAGACGGTATCTGTAAAGTCTACAGTTCCGTTAACTACCAAATCGTTAACAGTAGTAGTACCACTTGAGGCAGTTAAGTTACCTGTTACGTTACCTGTAACATTACCAGTAACATTACCTGTCACGTTACCAGTAACATTTCCTGTTAAGGCTCCAGCAAAATTGGTATTAGCAGTGATTAAAGTACCAGTTATAGCCTGGGGTGTTGACCCACCAATCACTATTCCATTGACTGTACCGCCTGTAAGTACAGCATTAGAAGAGCTTAGATTAGAGTTAGCAGTAACAGTACCAGTAGCTGTAATAGCACCAGTTGTAACTGAAGAGGGATTCGTGCCAATTTCGATAATTGTTGCACTTGCATTTTCTGTAAACAGTCTCTTGTCTGCGGTATTTACAGCAAGCTCACCCTGTACTAAGTCTGAAGCCGTAGGGACGGCTGACGCAGAGGAGGAGAACTTAGTAATAATCGTAGCCATCTATTTCACCACTTAACTTTGTGTGACCAATACCTTGCACTTAACTTAGACGGATTCTTATCCTGTGCATTGTGTCTAGCATAATAAGACTTCCTCCTCGCCTTATCTTTTGCTGTCTTGGGATTCTTGCCAGCACCTTTAACGCCCTGCTGACCAAAGCGAATTAATTTAGTTTCATCACCAACTTTAGCCACAACAACATGACTTTTAGTGGGGTGATTAGGGGTCTTTTTAGGCTTGTTATAGCCAGAGACTCCTGCTCTTTCTAGTTTGGGGTCTTTCTTTTTCATAATAAATGTCAGGGGGCCGAAGCCCCCCAACCTATCCTAACTTATACGTCAGGTACACAGAGGATGAAACCTGCCTCTGGACGGTGTGCTTGAACACCATAAAGGGTGTCAGCAGTGTACAGAGTTGACAGGTACTCTTGCTTGTACTGAGTCTGAGAGCGAACGCTCATCTGCTCAGCAAGAACAAGTGCATCCTTGTGAATGAGATATGCACCACGAACATCCGCAGTACCAACAGAGTTGGAAGTTGCGTCTTCAATCAGTGGGCAGTTAGAAGAGACGTATACATCAATTCCGTATACAGAGCCAATCAGTCCAGATTGAACTGTAGCACCGTCACGAAAATCAGATGATACATAACGCTCAGTACCCATGATTGCTGAACGCAATGCAGGTGGGATAATGAACGCTCTGTCAGTCATTGGGACATCGTTATCGTCCATCAGCTTAATCAACGCACGGAAGCCAGCGTCAGTAAATACGTCAGCAGGCAATACAGTGTCGTCAGTGTAAGCAGTCAGACCATTGGATGCGTCATTGAAGTAAGTGTTTGCACCTTCCCATGCAGTACCAGTACAAGTACCAGTAACAGGAACAGTCAGGTCAAAAGTACCACTACCAAAACCAGTACCAGCACGAAACAGGTCATCATCAACTTGCTTCGCCAGAGCGTAACCAGCATCTTCAGTGTAGAACTGTCGGAGCGAGGCAAGAGCCTGGACTTCAACAATATCTTCAATCAGACGAGAATACTCGTAGTGACGGTTAATAGTAATAGTAGTTTCACTTTCCAGATTAGCCTGCATAGTTACAGC